GATGAAGTAATGGAAGCTGCAAAGAAAGAGTTTCCTAAGCACGCTGTACCAAAGAACGTGTTTAATGATAAATGCGAGGAACTGAAGACAGCTAATGCAACAATCACAACATTAAAGAAGGAAAATGGAGACAATGAAGAACTCCAGAATAAGATTAAAGATTATGAAACAGAAATCGGAAATCTTAAGGCAGCAGCAGTTAATACTTCAAAACAATATGCATTAAAGGAACAGCTTACAAAGTCGGGAGTATTGGATCCTGATTATCTTATCTATAAGGCAGGCGGAATTGATAAGTTTACATTTGATAAGGACAACAATCCTATTGGTGTTGACGAATCAATTAAGGCTTACAGGGAAGATAAGACTATGGCACATCTGTTTAAGCAGAAAGCAGGATATGAACCTAGCAAGGGTGGAAGTCCTACAAAGAATCCTTTTGCCAAGGAAACATTTAACTTAACAGAGCAGGGCAAGCTGCTTAAGGAGAATCCGGCACAGGCCAAGGAAATGGCAGCAGCAGCCGGAATTACAATTTAATGAAAAATTTAGGAAAGGTAGGTATTAGAAATGCCAGGAACAACATTACAGGACGTAATTGTACCGGAGTTATTTACTCCATACGTATTAAACAGAACAATGGAATTATCAGCATTATTTAATAGTGGAATTGTTACAAACAATGCTGAATTTGATGCTTTGG